CGGAAACGAGCGAAGCATGTCACGCACAAGGCGGGCAGACACACGGTCTGAAGCATCTGACATATCCAGTGTCGCGCTTACGCGAGAGACTGAACTGTCAAGTGCAAGCCTGGCATTAACCTTCTGGTCGCGAAAGTTAACTCGACCAGAAGTGAATCTCCCACGCTGCTCAATGCGAGGGATAAGCCAGGTCGCAATGGCTTGCTGTATGTATTGCATACATACAGGTTCCATCGCGATGACACGAGGTTTGCTCTGGGTCTTAGGGACAAAGACAACTTTACTAGGTGTCTCGTCCCGGGGCGTGAGTAACGTATCTGGGAAAGAAACAGAGTCATCTCCACCGACAATGTTACGGACGGAAGCAAGTCCGAACTCGGTGAAAGGAAACTCCGCTTCTAACCGTGACGGCCAGCTAGGAAAACGGTACTTACCGTTGCTTCGCAAACCCTCTACGGTTGTCCCAGGTCCATGCTGAGGAGCAAAGACTTGATAAGAGTCAGTAATTCCTGACTCACCAAGTATGTCGCTCCAGACGATCCTACTAACGCTACTAAAAGCGTGCGAGAGACCGTCAGGTACAGCGTGGTTACGTAACGCACATTCAACATCAACGTAGCTGGCCTCGGCAGCTCGTTCTCTCCTGTTAGTACAGTTGAGTCTGAGCTTCTTGGCGAATAGACATACCTGTCTAACCGCAAAGATGCAATCCGAGGATGGCTCCGTAAGGAGAACGCCATCAGGACCGAAAACCCTCTCCACGTACCCTCCGAGAAATCGGGGGCAGCGTGTTCCTCTCCGAAACCTAAATTTCGGAAAGTGAGCTGGTGAGAGGTAACCCTCTTCGAGGCTTCTTTCGAAGCCTTGACAGAAGGCCGGAAGAGTGATAGTGAGAAAGCTATCACCTTCATTTTTGGTCCTCCGAGAGACTGTAAGAATGTCTCTCTTGGGGTTGGCACCACACCTCATACTGCAGTCATGCAGTATGTGCACTAGGATGTCGATCAGGCTTTTCATGCAGCCTCCTATAAGAGGGGAGCATCCTTAGCCTGCAGACCAAGTTAACTCTTGCTACTCGTCGTCATAAAGAAGAATCAAGTCTCGCCAGCCATAATGCGCCGGAACAAGGGAGCCGCTGTGTCAACCGACACAAGGAACGACCCGATTGTATGGAGCATCAGGTTAATATGGTCGAGACCCGACGACGAGAGATCGATAGCCCCAGCGATGGGGTTATCGAATACGACATAGCACGACTGTGAAAACGTCGTGTTATTGCCGTCGATCAAAAAGTCAGGTATGATCCCGCTATTCGTCAATCGGACGGTATAGCGAGCTCGTTTCCCGTACTGATGGCCGACGAACAGACGCCACTTCTCGTAGTTAGCAGAAGCGGCGTCGTCGTAACCATAAAGAGAATGGTTACTATCCCTTTCCAAGGCAGCCATCGAAAGATTTTCGGAGGCGTCCGCGGTAATGGTAGTCCAGTCTCTGGTCACCACAAGAGGGTCTGCAAGCATGACAAGTTTCCTAGTGTTTGTAGGTTATATCCCTAGCGGGAAACCGCTAGGGCAGCAAGGATAGCCCACTGGCGAGCTGAAAAGCTCTCCTTGGGAATCCCGAACCCGTATGGCGAGGCTTGCTGACGGTACTTGGCCTCCGTATCAACTACGTAGGTCATTCTGTCAGTACCACTGGGAATAAAAGCATGGACGTCGGTACCGTTCGATTCCTCAAACGGAGCGAAGTTCAGCTCGTCCCATCGGCAACTAATTGCCACGCTACGCGTTTCGATTTCTCGACGCATAGTAAAGCAGTTAGTCAAAGTCTCGTTTTCGACTGCGTTAGCGGAGAGGTTGGAAACTATATCTCCAACATTCGAAAACCAGTCGATCAACCACGTCCACGGGAAAACCGAATACAACTGTGAAGGAGTTGGTATAGCTCCGAACATAGTTGCTATGAACTTTCCCGTCCACTGATCCGATCCGATGTCTGGCACGTAGTAACGGAAGTCACCGCGTGACCAAACAACTGTCTTGGTCTCCGTTTTCGCAATATACTCGGAAGACCCAGTAAAAGCGCTGTTAGGGTCGAAGTATGGAAAGGGGCCAACTACAAAGACCCCCTCCAACTCCTCTGCACCACCTTTAGAAAGGTCACCAAGATGACCAAATGGTACAGATAAAGTCCCTTCAGCGTTAACAGTGGTATCAGTGGATTCCACCTTCTTCGTCCGCTTTCGGACTGTAAGCCCATTATCACGGATCAGACGATCATACCGATCCTTGATTGTCTTCTGGAGTTGGTAAACTCCAAGACAATCTTTGATAAAGGGTTTCCATCCGAATTCGATATTAAGGTACTCAGAACCAAGGTCTTTAAAAGCCTTGGCCCTGCGTTCCAGAAATATCGGAATCCTGGGTAAGTCTCTTAGCTCGATAATGAATTGACCGAGATTAAGAGCCGGATTTCCAGGGCGGTACCTTCTAATGAAGCTAGTCCCCTCCGCGTTAAGCGAAAGGGCCATATCTTCAAAAGGAGGATCCACAGTGTCGGGAGCAATCATATCGTAACTAGTATCCGCCGTGATCGTAAAAGAACGACCAACGGTTGGACGCCAGTTATACGTATGATGTGTTTCGGTTCCATTCGGAGGAACGACCGCATCCAACCAATAAGTTGAACCGTCGAACGTCCGATTAGAGCCAAAACCAGGTGAATCGATTACACCACGTTGGTAGAATTGATCCTCACTCCCGGCCCAGCGGCCATCGCGAAAACGATGGCCAGTGGATCGATGAAGGGTCTGACGGTTCCTATATTGCGCAAAGCCGTGCCATACGTCAGAATTATGACGTAGTTCATAGCTATCGCGTATTTTAGGTTCCATCAGAGAGACTCCATACGGGTAAGTAGCCTAAGCTACAGGGTGCTGTTGCCAGCTAGCGCGCGGAGAAATCCGCGCG